CCTCGTAGAACTTGATCGAAACAGGACTGAATTCTTCGAACTTTGCAAAGTAAGACCGCTGGCCCTGAAAGAAGACATTGTCCACGTCAAACCTACTCAGCGGAAGCTGAATCTCCTCGATGAGTTCCGCAGGAAACTCACCGAGCGAGGGTGGGAACGCAAGCGACACGTCCCACATGAAGGTCTGCATGGGGTCATTCCGGGCGGAGGCCAACGACAACCAATTACGCCCTCCGGTGGCGGGCAGCGCCGATGTAGGCAGCGCTTGCCCGTCAAATCCCAGGTTGACTGCCATCCTTACGCAGCGCTGGGACCACCAGTGATCGACTCCAGCGTGTAGTCGTAGCTGAACGTCATCTGCACCTGGATCACCGTACCAGCGGCACCATCCATCTGGACTTCGGCCATTTCCGTCGGGAACACTCCATACACAATCGCCGTGTTGATGACCTGCGGAATGTCGTCGTACAGATTCAAGACGGTATCGACGGCATAACCGTTGCCACCGTTCTTGTAGTTGCCTTGGTTGTTGAAGTTGTCGCGTGCGTATTCGATCCAGCTACGGAACGCTTGACGGGTATCCGCATTGCGGGTTTCCCAAAACGTTGCCTGGAACGTCTTGGACCACGTTTGACGTCCCGCATAGTTGATTTCGACGCCGTGCGCGGCGATGGTTTCCTGTTCGATCGTCATACCCGGCAGGCCAGCGCTAACGCACTTGATCGTCAGATCGCGTGTGTCCGAGCCGAAATTCGGGATCGACGGAAAGATCAGGCTGAAGTTATAGGACAAGAGCGGATCGACAATCCCGCTCATATCCTCAAGGCCAAATCGCGGCATTTGCTCTTTCTCCTAGAAGTGTTCGGCGGGGCGACCGAAGCCGCCCGTGCCATTGGCCCTTAACCGTTGTTGACCAGCGCCTGAATGTCGGCGAAGTTGACACCCTGCGCGGTGATGATGCTCCGCACAAGGAACTGTCGCACGGCAATCGTCGGCGTCAAATACAGGTCGACGTGCAACTGGCCCTGTCCGATGTTGAGTTGCGAGTTGTTGTTCAAATCGCATTCGACCAGGTACTGTTGCAGACCACGCGCTTGCTTGACCGTCTTGAGATAGCCGTTGATGCCGGTGACGATCTGCGTACGCAAGAAGTCATCGTTCGGATCGAAGTCCTTACCCAGCAGGAAGCCTTCGACCGACAACTTGATCGAGATGAGCATCCGGCGGACGTTGACGAACGACAAGGCCGACAACTGGGATTGCAGCGTCCACTGGTCCCAAATCACCGAGTTGCCGATACCCTTGATCGAACGGATCACGTTGATCTGGTTCTGCGACAACAGGTCGCGCTCGCCCGAATCGAACTTGGTGCGCAGCCCCAGCGCCTTGATCTTGCCGCGATTCGCGCCAGCCGGTGCAAACCACGGGTACGCTACCGAGTCGGTGTACGCATACTGCGCAGCGACAAAGCCCGAAGGCGGTACGTACAGGATCGAGTTGGTGTACTGGTCCTGAATCTGCACGTCCGACGCATACAGCGCCGAGAACGAGGAATCCAGATTCAGATTCAGGTTGCGGTAGTTCGCAACTTGCTGGCCGCTCGACTGCATGTTCGACGGCACATCCAGCACGGCGATACAGTCGGCGCGCGTCTGTGCAATGGTATCCATCGCAAGCTGCACCGAAGGCGTCGCATAGCCGTTGTTGATGAGGATACGCACGTCCACGTTTTCCGGGTCGGCGAAGTCCTGCCAGGCGGTCGTCACGTCCGATGCCAGCGGTGCCGAACCATCCGAGGCTGTTGCACCGAACGTCTTGGCGACCGAGTAGATCGGCGGAATCGTCAGCAGCGACGCAACGTTCGACAGCACACGAATGTACTGCGACTGGTTGTTGATGACCTGCGTCAGTTCAAGCTGGTTGCCGTTGCCGTCGTTCATGACCGTCAGTGCAACCGGCCATTGCTCAACCGGCACGTTCAGGCTTTGGGCCGTATCGTACACGTTGATGCTGAACTGCGGCGACGTTGCGCCAGCGGTCGGCGGGTTCTGCGATGCCGACGGTGCGACCGAACCGTTGTCCACGTAGTAGCCGAAGCCTGCACCCACGGTGGCGACGTATTCGTACTTGGTCGAAATCGTGTTGAGACGATAGACGTTGTAGCCGAGCGCGCCGGTTTCCTGCGTCCACGTCAGGTACGCTGCGACGTTGCCGGGGAGCGTGACCGTTGCCACATTCGATTGCGTCGTTTCGCCCGCTTTGTTCAGCGCCGTCACCACGTAGCTGTAGTTGCCCGAAGGCAGCGTACCCGCCGCGCTCTGTCCGGCGATGATGACGCCGACCGTTGCGAAGTTGGCAGCCGTCAGATTTTCCGGGGCCGTCAGGTTGGTGGAAACGATTTCGATCTGGATGTTCTTGCTTGCGTACGCGCCCGGACCGAGCGGGTAGAAGTAGGCAACGTTGGTGCTCAGCGTGCCGCCACCGATCGTCGTAAAATCCACGCCGTTGGTGTCAGGGTCAGGTGCTGCCGTCGGAACCAGCTTGGTGCTGCCGTCCGAATTCAACTGCATCGACCAGCCACCCCACGTTGCGCCAGCGCCTACAACGCGCCGCACCCACAACATGTTCGATTGCGTCAGGAACGCCGTCGATGTGTAGCCGAGGAACGACAGCGTGGCGTCAGGCTTGCCATACTGTTTGATGTAGTTCGTCGCGGTGGTAATCAGTTGCGGGTAGACCGGGCCGCGCGATGCAGCGCCAACTACCGCACCGATTGCCGTAGCCACACCCGCGATGATCTGACTCAGGTCAAGCTCGGAATAGTAAGTCCCGGCTTGGGCTTGCGGATTCACAGCCATGCTTATTCTCCGTAAAGTGTATGGAGCTTGTCGCTCGCGTTATCGAGGCGCTTCTTATCCTCTGCGGAGAGGTTATCACCGGCCCGATTCCTGTAGAAGTTGAGACGCGCACTTGCTTGACGTAGACTGCCGCTGTTCCGTTTCAGCCCGTCGGCAATCTCGTCTGCTGACTGGTCGAAGAATCCCATCGGAGGTGACCAGTGGGTTTGTACGTCTTCGGACCAGTTATCTGCCGTCTCCTTCAGCGCCGAGGTCAGCACGCTAATGGGATTGGCGTGTCGCATCTCAGCTTTTCTCCTGCGCCTTCGCGTCCGCTACGCGCTTGGCCGCTTCTTTTTCCGGGTCGAGAATAGCCAAATGCCGGATGGCGATCCCGGTATCAACCACGGACCAACCTTCCGGCAACGGCGCACGTTGACCGGGATGCACGGTGATATCATCACGTTGCCCGCCCGGACCTTGGATCAGCACGTGCTCCGCACGGTTGCTGCTATTGATGATGAAAACAGCCATTTGAATCCTCGCTGTAGGGTTCGATTTACTAGCGTTAAATTAGTGGAGTCAGCACACCACCAGCTTGACTTCGGTGCTGCCTTGCCCACCATCGTTCACGAATTTCAGGCCCGTGATCGGCGATGTGAGAACCAGCATCGTGACCAGCCCCAAGTCCAAATCCTGAATCCGGCTGGTGCTCAGAAACAGGTGGACCGGCAGACTGGCCGTGATGACAGTGGTGATGTTGCCGGGCGGCGCGTTGAACTGAAACTGTGCAGGCGCTTGTCCGGCTTGCTGCGGCGGCAACGAAAAGCTCTGGTCGGTGACGATGTTGCCAGCGCCTACATTGACCGTGCGCGCCATCAGCACATTGCGCATCTGTTTGACGGAACCGAGATACGCGGACAGGTCGACGATGAGCGCTTGGTCGGCACGGCCCCATTGCTCGTTCGTGATGTTGCCATCCGGTACCTGGCAGAATACATTTGCGGGTGTTACCATTACCCTCTCCCAGCGGTGGGGAGCACCTTACGATTCGCGTTGGTCTGCGGCGTAGTAGTTGCTCCGGGTTTCTTCGTGATAAGCGTACCGTTCTTGAGCGCTGCCTTTTGGGGCAACGGTTTCTCTACGATGTTGCTCTGTACTTGACGAATCACAGACACCTTGCTGATCGCGTCAGCACCCGATGCTTGCACGTAACCGCCAACTGAGAATGAGCCGGTGTACTCGAACTGGTTCGACTGGTTGACTGCCTCGTCCCGGTCCGGCGTGGTGAAACTCGGATTCATTTTCGTACGAACGTCAAAGTCCACGTTCATATACGTCATCGAAAAGTTCATCCGGTTCATCTTGGCGCTCGCCATCCACTCGCAGGCGAACTGGAACGACCGCTTCCAGTCATCATCTACGTACACGACTTCCACTTCGAACACGACAGGCACAATCTTGACATTGAGCACCATGTTCTGCGTGTCAGCCATATGGACGTTGATACCCTCACGCGCCAGCGTCTTCGGACTGACTGCAAACAGGTCGCTGCCGTCTGCATCCTCAAATCCGGTTACGTGGACAAACACCAGCGGCCACTTGAGTTGGGCTTGCGCCCCTTCGCGCAACTGCTTGATGCGCTCAGCCACCTGCATTCTGTTGGTGGTAGCGAAGAAGATGATCTGGTCTTTGGGAAGACCGAACAGGTCAGTGCATGTCTCCATGACACCGGCCAACACCATGTTCTCGATACGCGGCAAATTCGGGATAGGTGGGTTCGGCGTGTTCTGATTCATACCGCCCTCCAGATGTGAAAAGACCCCCGTGCTTTTGCCCCGCTTTGGACGGGAAGCACGGGGGCCTTTTCGGAACTACGGTAGGGTTAAGCGCGTGCGCCCTTGTTGCGGGCCAGGCGGGCTTGGCGTTCCGACAGTCCTGCAACTGCGGGTTTGCGCGCCACCGGCTTTGCAGCGGGCTTGGCGACAGCAGGCTTCGACAGCGATGCCAGTGCGGCTTCGAGTTGTTGCTCTTGGTCGCCACCAGGTGCCAGATCGTCCTGTTCATCGAGATCGATTCCCAGATCGTCGAGGTCAGCTTGCTCCTGCTGCTGGTCCTCGTCTTCCGACGCTTCTTCCTCCTGCTGCTGGTCGTCTTCCGACGCCTGCTCTTGCTGTTGCTCTTGTTGCTCGTCTTCCGAAACATCTTCGTCCGGGTAGACGTCAGCACCTTCGAGCACGCGGGCCAGAGCTTTGCTCATCACAGCGCTCTGTTGTTCCTGTTGCTCTTGTTGCTCACCATCTTCCGAGGCTTGCTGTTCCTTGCGCTGTTCCTGTTCTTGGGTCAGCGCTTCGGCCATCTCCATGTACTCCGGAGCCTTGGTCGCACCGATCAGAAACTTTGCAGCT